ATCGAACTTTTCTGTTCTGATAGACACGTTAGCATATAACAGTTATATTACAGCATTCAATTCGAATATGATTGTGAATGAATCCTTTTTGGATTCAGCAACTTTAAGAGAAAATGTTGTCTCTCTTGCCGGAAATATTGGTTACATACCACGTTCTAGAACTGCTGCAACAGCACAAATATCGTTTAATGTAACAACTACCGTAGATACTCCTACACTCACTCTGAAGGCAGGTATAGTGTGTGTAGGGACTGCTAATGACACCACATTTACTTTCTCTATAATAGAAGACATTACAGCAAATACTACAAGTGGTCCAATTAATAGTGATGGATCTCCTACATTTATTGCATCATTCAATAATATTGATGTATGTCAGGGAATATATTTGACTAAACAGTTTTTATATGATGGTTCTTTAGATCAAAGATTCATTTTAAATAATTCTTTTATTGATACCTCTAAATTGAAAGTTTATATTAGTAAGGATAGGAACACTAGAGGCATAGAATATAGTCTCAGTAAAAACATTTTTAATGTTGACAAGAATTCTAGAGTATTCTTTATCAGTGAAATTCAAGATGAAAAATATGAATTGAGATTTGGTGATGGTCTTATTGGTAAAAAATTAGGTGAAAATGGTGATGGAACATATATCACCGCAAATTATGTTATAACCGATGGGAAAGATGGTAATGGAGCTTCTAGTTTTTCTTTCTCCGGAACTTTGGAAAGTGCCAACGAAACAATAATTGATCCAGACTCGGTTACGATTACTACAAATCAAACTTCTTCTAATGGTGGAGATATTGAACCTATAGATTCTGTTAAATATTTTGCTCCAAAACTATATTCTTCTCAATATAGAGCAGTTACGTCGAGAGACTATGAAGCAATTATTAAAGAAATTTATCCAAATACAGAATCTGTTTCTGTTGTTGGAGGTGAGCAACTAGATCCTCCACAATTTGGCACTGTGCAAATCAGTATAAAACCAAAGAATGGTAGTTTTGTTTCTGATTTTGATAAAATCAGAATCGCATCAGATCTAAAACAATATACAGTTTCTGGAATAAATCAAAAAATAACAGACCTTAAAATTCTTTATGTTGAATTGGATAGTTCTGTTTATTATAATTATTCTCAATCATCATCAGAAGAGTCTTTAAAAACATCTGTTTTAAATTCTCTTACAAAATATTCAAAATCTTTAGATCTTAATAAGTTTGGAGGAAGATTGAGATATAGTAAAGTACAACAAGTTATTGACAATACTGATACTGCCATAACATCAAATATAACAAAGATCATTATTCGCAGAGATTTAAAAGTAGCATTAAATACTCTTGCTCAGTACGAATTATGTTATGGAAATCGTTTTCATGTAAAATCTCAGGGTTTTAACATCAAATCCACAGGATTTAAAATTGTCGGGGAAAGTTCCACAGTATATCTAACAGATACTCCCAATCTTTTGCCCAATTTACCAAGTGAAGAAATTGCAAAAGATGGTTTTATTTCTTTAGTTAAATTCGACTCTGGAAATAACGTTGTTGTAATAAAACAGGCAGGAACAATTAATTATGAAAAGGGAGAAATTATTCTTTTCCCTATAAACATCACAGAAACTACATCTCCAAATAATATTATAGAAATTCAGGCATTCCCAGAATCTAATGATGTTGTTGGATTGAGAGATTTGTATGTCTCATTAAACATTCCAAAAAGTACAATAAATATGGTAAGGGACGTTATTGCTTCTGGTGATGAAATATCTGGGACCAGATTTGTTAGCGATTTCTACAATTCAAGTTATTCAAACGGAAATTTAATAAGAAAGTAGCATGATACAAACAGGAATTGAATCAAAAGTCAAGATTCAGGACATAATTTCCAGTCAATTACCAGAATTTATTTTGGATGAAAGTCCAAAAGCAGTTGATTTTTTAAAGCAATATTATATTTCACAAGAATATCAAGGTGGACCTGTTGATCTTAGTGATAATTTAGATGAATATTTAAAGGTTGATAATTTAACACCAGAAGTTATTGTTGACAGTACCACATTAAGTGGTACTATAACGTCTACTAACACCACAATTAATGTTTCTAGTACTAAAGGATTTCCAAATCAATATGGACTTTTAAAAGTTGATGATGAAATTATCACTTATACTGGAATAACCCCAAATAGTTTCACTGGTTGTGTACGTGGTTTTAGTGGAGTTACTGATTATAAGCAAGATTTAAACAGTGGAGAGTTAGTATTTTCTACATCAACTGCAGCAGATCATAGTAGTGGTGCAACTATACAGAATTTAAGTTCATTATTCTTAAAAGAATTCTACAAAAAAATAAAATCTACTTTCACTCCTGGACTAGAAAATATTTCCTTTGCAGAAAGTATTAATGCAGGCAATTTTATAAAAAGAGCAAAAGATTTTTATTCGTCTAAAGGAACAGATGAATCTATAAAAATTTTATTTAAAGTTATTTTCGGAGAAACTCCTTCTATTATAAATTTGGAGGATTATTTAATCAAACCATCGTTTGCAAATTATGTAAGAAGAGAGGTTGCAGTTGCAGAAGTAATTTCCGGAGATATTACAAAAATCGTAGGACAAACTCTCACAAAAAGTAATGATGAAAATACGTTTGCCTCAATTTCTGCGTTAGAACCTTTTACAAGAAAGGGAAAAACTTTTTACAAAATTCAATTTTACATAGGTAATGAGGGAAATTCTTCTGCTGAAGGTAACTTTATAATTACACCAAATACAAAATTAATTGAGAGTGTATCGGCAGGAGATTCTATTTTAACTGTAGATTCTACTGTTAGTTTTCCAGAGTCGGGAACTTTGATCTCTGGATCTAACACTATCACTTATACTGGAAAAAGTATTAGTCAATTCTTTGGATGCACTGGTATCAGTGCTGATATATCCAAAACATCAAATATCAGATCGAGTGATACATACTTCTCTTACGAAAACGGAGATACCTCTAAAAAGGTTGAATTATTACTCTTGGGAGTAATTGATACTATAAAGGAACAAAGTGAAAATTTCAAAACCTCTGAGGGAGATATAATTCAAATCAAAAACCTTGGAGATAAGGTAAAGAATAGTAATTCAAATTGGAAAGAAATTTTTGCAAATTCTTTTATATACAATACAAGCACCAGACATAAAATTACAAATAACAGCACTATTAAACTGGGATCTCCTATTGATAGATCTAGTTTAAAAATAGGAGATGAGGTTGAAATATTAGAAAGAGGTAGTGAAGTTGTAGTGCCCGGATCAGGTTTGATTAGTATTACAAATGTTACTCCTTCAAGTAATACATTACAATTGGAAAATAATCCAACTTTGGAAGCAGGTAAAGAATATGATGTAAGAAGAAAGGTAAATAGAATTAATCAATCCGGAGCAGGATTCACAAACAATACTGTATTATCGGATGTTTCGAATGTTTATTTTGAAGAAGATGAGTTTGGATATGTAGCTTCAAACTCATTACCATCAAGCACAAAAAGTGGGATTACTAGTTTTCAATATAATTTTGATATCGATTCTAATATTAAATCTGTCAGTATTGCTAGTACCACCAATCTTAAAGATAAAGTAAATGATAGGTTTAATATTGTTTCTTTAGGTGGAACTCAAGTTCCATTTGTAACAGGTGATCAAATATTCTATTCTTCACAGGGAGAAACTTTAACTGGTCTGACAACAGGAACATATTTTGTAAAGAAAGTATCAAATAATGAATTTAAATTATATGGTTCAATATCATTAGTAGAATCTGGAAGTAATTTAACATTTGGAATACCAAGCACATCTACCGGAGATAATATAGGATCTCATAAATTCGTTTTAAATTCTCAAAAAGATTCCGAACTCGGAATACAAAAACTTTTTAGAAAATTTCCGTTAGAAAAAAATATTGAGCAAGGTTCTGGAGAATTAACTGTTCCTGGAAGCACTGGGATGTTAATAAATGGAGTAGAAATAAGCAATTATAAGTCTAATGATAACATTTATTTTGGACCAATTGAAGATGTAAATATTTTATTTGGTGGAACAAATTATGATGTAATTAATTTACCAATCATTAGAGTTTCTACTGGTATTGGTACTACTGCAAAAGTTCAACCAGTTATCAGTGGAAAATTTGAAAAAGTATATGTAGATTCTCAAGATTATAATATTGATAAAATTACCTCTATTGATGTTTCTGGCGGAAATGGAAGTGGTGTTGTTCTTGAACCAGTATTAGTCTCCAGATCCAGAGAGGTTTTATTTAATGCAAATAAATCTTCTGTCGGTGGTGGAGTCAACGAAATTACTAATCAAATTGCGTTTTTGACAGATCATAATTTTATTAATGGTGAACAGATAATTTATAATTCTTCAGGAAATAATGCCATAGCTATTGGTACGGTAGGAAATAACTCATTGATGCCAAATAACTCTTCATATTTTGTTGAAGTTAGTAATAATAAAGCAATAAAATTATATTTTAATTTAAGTGATTTTGAATCAAAAAATAATCCTGTTGGAATTTTTACAGGATCTAAGGGTATTCATAAATTTTCAACTCTTTCTACTAAAAGACAAGTTGATAGTATTAAAGTTATTAACAGTGGAGAAGGATACACAAATAGAAAATTAATTGTCAATCCCACTGGAATATCTACAACAGAACACACGGTTAACTTTAATAATCATGGATTTAATAGTGGTGAAATTGTGGAGTATGATTTTGAAACTACTCAAATTTCTGGAATTTCAACAGCAAATCAATTTTATGTTTTAAAGGTTGACAATAATGCGTTCAGATTATGTAATGCTGGTGTTGGGGGAACCATAGTTTCAAATTATGAACAAGGAAACTATGAAAAATTCAATAGTACTGGATCTGGAGAACAATATTTCAAATATCCTGATATTTCTGTATCAATCAAATATGTCACTGCTGGAATTGGATCAACCACACAAGTATTTGAAAATTTAGTAACAACTCCCGTTGTAAAAGGTGAAATTATAGATGCATATGTTTATCAACCAGGAACAGGATATGGATCAACAGTTTTAAATTATGAAAAGAAACCAACAGTAACCGTAGAGAATGGTAAACTTGCCAAATTAAGTCCAGTTATTGTTGCAGGTGCAATTAATAATGTTACCATCAGTTATGAAGGAATAGAGTATTATTCTGTTCCAGATTTAGTTGTTACTGGTTCTGGAACTGGAGCAGAATTGAGGGCAATAACCAATACTTCAGGACAAATATCAGAAGTTAAAGTTATTAATCCTGGCATTGGATATTCTTCTACAGATACAAAGATTGAAGTTATTTCTTCAGGAAAAGATGCTATTTTTGATCCACAAATAAGAAAATTAACAGTTGATAACAATCAAAGATATTCTACAGGAGAACTTTTGTCAATTGGTAAAGATAAACTTCAATATACAGTATTAAAATACTTTGAAGGTCTAAGGAATGCCTTCTTAGAAGATGGAACTTTATCTGGAATTATAGGGTGGGCGCATGATGGAAATCCAATTTATGGTCCAACCGGATATTCGGATCCAGAAAATGTATCCTCAGGGTTAAAAACATTACAATCTGGATATACTCTTGATATTTCAAATGTTCCAAATAGACCTTCTGGATTTAGTGATGGATTTTTTGTTGAAGATTATAAATTTGATGAAAGTGGTGACTTAGATGAATATAATGGAAGATATGAAAGAAACGACGAATATCCAAATGGTGTATATGCTTATCATGCTACGATAGATGAATTTCCATATTTTATAGGTAATAAGTATAGATCAAAGTTGATTTCAGATTCTAGTCTGGACCAATCGTTCGATTTCAATAATTCTAATTTGCTGAGAAATACCTTACCATATAAAGTATCAGAAAAAAATGCAGATTATGATTTTATCAACGAAACTAGTGATGTTTTAGATCAAAAGATAGAAATTTTATCTGTAAATTCTGGTGCGGTGGAATCTGTAAAAATTCAAAATGGAGGTAATGATTTTAAAATTGGAGATAAATTAATATTTGATGAAACTGGTACTTCGGGTAGTGGATTAAATGTTGAGGTAAAATCTATAAAGGGTAGAGATATTACAAATATTGTTACAAATACAACCACTAATTTAAACTCTTTATTCTCATGGGAATCTCCTCAAAAAGTAAAAATTTCAATATTACCAAAACATGATTTCTCAAATTTAGATTTTGTTACTGTATCAGGATTTTCTACTAATTTAACATCCTTAAACGGAACACATCAAATTACTGTTCCATCTTACACGAATGGAAAATGCCTTTCAACAATAACAAGTGCAGCAACTGTTGGGCTTACAACAGAAATATATGTTGCACCTGTTCCCGATGAAGTTTCAATTGGTAGTAGTATTTCAGTTGGAACAGAAACATTAAAAATTCTTGACATATACAGAAATGAAAATATTTTAAGAGTTAAAAGAGGATTGGCAGGAGTATCTCATAGTGAGGGAACTTCAGTATCCTTCTTACCAGATTCATTTACTATTTCTAAATCTGTAGATAAGTTTGAATCTGCAGTGAACAATACTATTTTCTTTAATCCCCATGAATCTGTTGGAGTAGGAACAACAAGTGGTGTTGGATATTCAACGTCCTTTGATTTTGGAGATATCTCCGTAGTTAGAGATATACCAACCAAAAGTCTTCATATTGAAAATCATCCGTTCAAAACAAATCAATCAGTCATTTATACTGCTAACGGAACAACACTATCAATATCTACTGATGGTCAAACTCAAAGTAATATTCCATCAAATCTTTTTGTTGTTAATAAAAATCCAAATCTTATTGGATTAAAGACCTCAATTAATGGTAAAGAGTTATTCTTCCATACTAATGGTGTAGATAATGACGAATATTCACTGAGATCTAACTTTACACAAATAACTGGTGATATTGAAAAAAATGTAGCAACTGTTTCTGTTTCTACGTCACATGGACTTCAAAATGGTGATAGTATTACTTTGGAGGTAAAACCAAATCTCTCTGTTGGTATTGGAACCTCCACTGCAATCAGTGTAATTTATAATTCTAAAATTGGGAATATTGTCATAAATCCAA